CCTTGTGTGTTCACAAGGCTTTGCCCATTGCCAATGTCTTGCACGCTACCGTAGCGCCCAGTCTGCGGGTCATTGAATAACTTGAGCCCGTCTATTGGAGTCTGCGTCACCGTGGCTGGCATAAGCGAGAACAAAGGCTGCTCACGCTGCTGCGGTGTGGGTGACAGCACACTCGTGCCGCCCTCCCATAAAGACATCGGTTGCTGTGCGTGCGCTACCGAACAGAACGCCATCAGGATTAGTGCTTTACGCATACGACCTCCTTGGTGGTGTCATAGCCATGCGTCTTGTACATATCGTGCTTGGCTTTGATGTCAGGCTGCTCAGAGGCACGGACATAATTGTGCTCCTCAACCCAGCGCTTCTCAATATTGGTTTGGCTTGCGGGTGTGTATTTTTGGTTGCTCATGCCTGCTCTCCCATCAGTTTAGCTTTGCGTGCGCTATGAAATTGAATATGCAATACCTTGTCCTCGGTATTCAGCTTGGCGAACATAGGCTCATTGGCTACACGCAATTGACCTAGTTTTTCCATGCGAGTCTCAGGCTTGAGCTTGGTTGAGTTAGTCACTTTGTCGCACAATTCCTCATACGCACGCTCCCACGCCTGCTGATCTGGACACACGAACGGCTCCTTGCCTGGCACAAACAACGCCCAGAAATTATTGGCATCGTAGTCTGGCTCGACCACCTCTTCAATCTCGACCACCTCAAACACCTCAATGTCCTCTGCATCCTCGGCTGCTGCGTGCTGCGCTGCGGCATTGGCTTGTGCCATCTCGATAGCATCCACCTCTGGCTCCACCACGGGTGCAGCGATGGCATCTAATGGGTTTGCAGGCTTGGCAGGCGTGATGTCACGAGGCGCTTGCTCTGTGGGGTAGTCCTGTGCCTCCTCGGCGGTGATGAGCCCCTTGAGCACGTCAGCAAAGGCATCCCGCAGGGCAAAGCCACGAGCACGCATTGCCATCATGCGCTTGGGGTACTGTGTCCACGGGCCTTGCTTGCCCCAGAGTCCAGCACGCTTGGCATCCTCGACACTAAAGCGTACCGTCACAGGCGTGCGACCACGGCGCTTGGCAATGCAGACTGCGATTGGGTTGGCTGTGCCTTCGCCCTCAAAGAACTCCTGTACATCCTCGCACACGCTACTGGCCTGCACAAGCGCCATCGCTGCGTCACCGTACACACTGGGCTTGCCATTAATCACGGCAATATTTTGTAGCGCCTGCATGGGTGCGAGACCGAGCTCTAAGCCCCATTGCACACACACTAAGATGTCTTGGGGTTTACCCTGATACTGACGGGGAACCATGCTACTGGCTGCGAGTGTCTCTGAAAACTGCATGGCTTCAGCCATTGTCTGTGGCGCAAAGCCACTGCGGGTTACGATATTAGACATTAGATTTCCTTGATAGTAAGTGTTGACTGACGTGATACGGATGCGGGTTTTGCTGCGGTAATGCGTTCTGGCTGCGCTTTGTAGTGACGCATAGGCCATCTGATTTTGTAGAGCCCTGTCATGCCTGTGGTGTGGTCTTGCATGAATGACTTGATCTTGGCTTCACGGTCAGAGATCAAATCAATGGCGGTCTTCATATCCTCTTTGGCCTCCAGTATTTCCTGCGCCCACATATCCACACGGTCATCCAGTGTGACGGGCTCATCATCTTTGCCCACTGCCCACACACGGTCAGCGTCCTTGCTATCTTGTGGCGGGTAGTAGTCAATCGCACCCGTTGCCTGGTACGAATCTAGTTTTAACTGGAACAACTCGACCTCTGCACGGATGCGCTCCTGTGTCGCCTCATGCACCTCGAACAGGAACAGACGCAGCTTAGTGCCACGGTATAGCGTGCAGACTGCGCCCCACTTCGCACCCACGATTGCCATTTGCCCTTGCAACTGGATTGGACCACGCCATAATGGGGGCGAGTCCTCGACATCCTGCCCAGTCAGCTTGGCTTCGAGCACGCCCATGCCTTCAAGCACAATGCTGTCTTTGCCCACTACGAATATGCCACGGTCTGGATCGGTCTCGACCACGAGCCCATGCCCATCGGCTGTACCGTCTAGACTGCAACAAAGAGGCCACTCAGCGTGAAATGACGCTTCAGTGTGGCTCAGGTTATAGGTGACCAGCCCCAAGCGCTCACACGCCTGCTGCAATATCTGATTCTCAAAGCGATTGCCCCAGTCTGCGGCCTCAATTTCTTTGTGCTCAGGCTCATTACCCTTGAGCGCCTCAATGCTCATGGTCAGCTCGTCATTGGGCGACGAGTATTTGGACAGACCAAGCAAGCCTGGCAGACGTGATGCCGACATCATAGTATTCGGCGTAAGTTTTCCCTCAGACATATTTAATTCTCCGTGTTTAAAATTAGTTTGTACTCATATAACCCGTTACTCATATACCTACGCTCGACTGTGTGACCACCGAACCGAGGCTTACGCAGGTGTCGCAACTGTGCGCTTACGCTTGCCTCTGGATCGCCCGTCATGCGTGCCACTGCACTAAGTGTGTGCCACTGCTCATCCTGCATCGCCCACACTACCCTGTCTAACTGCTTACCAAGCCTCTTGTTGTCACGCTCTGGCACATAGTCAGCACCGTTAAATCTTACTTTTGTGAAGTCCATATCTTTTCTCCTAAGTCAGCGATAAATTTCTTACGCTTATGCGCAAGGTGTCTGCGTTCCATCCAAGTCAAAAGTCCACCAATTACCATGCAAACAGGCACAATAATTACAAGATAAAAAAGCAAGCTAATAATTTCCGACATATTTCCCCCTGATTTCCAGAATAAAAAATCCCCGCACCCTCACCTATGCTGCCCTGGCTAATAAATTTCTGACTTGTGAGGGGTGCCAAGCCGTGCCGCCTCGTGGTGTTTGCACGCCTCGTGCGGTAAGCGCTGCCCCTATATCTCGCAGGGTTTGAGCGCCGCCCACAGTTTGTATATCCCTCACTACAGGCAGCACCCGCAAGGCGTAAGCGCTTGCCTTGTCACTCATGGCGACAGCGCCGAGCGTTCCGCCTCGTGCTGGGCATGGTGAGCCTAAGCGCTTGCCGTTGCGCTTTGCCTGCGCTAGTGCCGCCTTGGTACGCTCACTGATTTTCTTAGCCTCGTACTCTGCAAAAACTGCCATCATCTGCAAAAATACCTTGTCAGCCTCGGGCATATCGGCGCAAATAAATTGCACGCCTGATTCTAATAGGCCAGATATAAAGTGAACACTACGTGCAAGCCTGTCCAGTTTGGCGATTATGAGCGTAGCCTTTACCCGCTTGGCATGGGCTAGCGCTGCGAGTAATTGCGGCCTATCCCTGCGCTTGCCTGATTCTATTTCCTCATAGGTTGCTAGAATCTCGCCGCCTCTTGTGTACGCCTCAACTGCGAATCGCTGCGCATCAAGACCGAGCCCTGAGACGCCTTGTTTGTCAGTGCTAACCCTGTAGTAAGCTATGTATTTAATCGCTGTCATTTTGTACGGCCCCCAAATTTTCGCAGTCTATGATCTCTAATTCGCCTTGATTCCAGTCTGCTAATTGTGCGGCCTGCGCCTCATCCCATGCCTCGTCATCATCCTGCGCCTCAATTTCAATTGTGACTTTTAGCCATGCCGTCATTTTGTAGGTGTTTAGTCGTTGCATTTTCTATCCCCTAATACAATCCGTAAAAATTGAATCACCTTGTTTGCATCAAAGTCTGAGGCGTCTGGATCCTGTAGTAATTCCAGCGCCTTTTCGCATCCAGTACGCATAGCTGCATACTGTGCGAGAAGCTCTAGGTTTTTGTTTGTCAGTTTCATAATTAGGCCGCCTTTACTTGTTTAATAATACGAATAACTTTCATCATGCTCACACCGTGGGCAGGGTATGCGATAACATCGACGCTCTTGTCATAACATGCACGGCAGCCATTGCACTTACCATTGTGCGAATAAGCCTCGCATAATTTCATGCCGTCTTGTACGTCGCTTGGTGTAGGGATTATCACGCTGCCATGCAGGCCGCTGGTATATTCGCCTGTCACGCTATCGCTGCTAAAGCGCACGCTTACATTAGGCAAGGCCGCCATTGCTTGCAGCACGCCTCTAAACTTGGGGAACTTGTGCATTCTGGTAGGCAGCCAGTGACTAACCCAAGGCGTGCGCTGCATAACTTCTAGCATCTTTTCAGCAAGGCCAACATGGTACATATCGCCACTGTCAAACTACCTAAAATATCTGTCTTTATTAAGCGCTGCAACCATATCATCACACCACTCTAAGCGCTGCCAGTCTGTCTGATTATGCAGGCGAGGCGCTTTGACATTGGAAAATCTATAATTGCCTGTTGTCG